ATGACAATGCTTAAATCCGATTTTAATTACGACCTGCCGGAGGAGCTGATAGCCCAGACTCCGGTAGAGCCGCGGGACAGCTCGCGGCTGATGGCGATAGACCGCGCGACCGGAGAGATAACCCACGACCATTTCTATAACATAGACCAGTACCTGCGCCCCGGAGACCTGCTCGTCATGAACGACAGCAAGGTGTTCCCCGCGCGTATTTACGGCACCAAGCGCGGCAGCGGCGGGCACGTGGAATTTCTGCTGCTGAAGCGGCTGAGCCTCACCGAATGGGAGACCCTCGTGCACCCCGGAAAGCGCTTAAAGCCCGGTGCCGTCGTGGATTTCCCGGAGGGGCTTTCCGCCGAGATACTTGACGTCGTTGACGACGGAAACCGCGTTGTACGCTTTTCGTTCGAGGGAGATTTCTTCGACATACTCGACCGTATCGGTCAGATGCCGCTCCCGCCGTATATAACCGAGAAGCTCCAGAACAAGGATCGCTACAACACGATCTACTGCCGCGAGACTGGCTCCGCCGCCGCTCCCACTGCCGGCCTGCACTTTACCGAGAACGTATTCAAGAAGCTCACCGACAAGGGCGTTGACACCGCTTACGTCACGCTGCACGTCGGGCTGGGCACGTTCCGTCCAGTCAAGGAGGACAATATCCTCGACCACAAGATGCATGTCGAGCACTACTCAGTACCGGAGATAACCGCCGAGAAGATACGCCGCTGCAAGGCGAACGGAGGGCGCGTGATATCCGTCGGCACTACCTCCTGCCGCACGCTGGAATCCGCCGCGGGCGTAAAGCCGGAGCTGTTCGCTCCCACGGAGGCGGACAAGGTTACAGAGCCGCTCACAGGTTCCAGCTCCCCGATACTCACCCAGGACACCGGGATATTCATTTACCCCGGCTACGAATTCAGGGTCATCGACGGGCTGATAACCAACTTCCACCTGCCGGAGAGCACGCTTATCATGCTCGTCAGCGCGTTCCTCGGGCGCGAAAAGACACTGCATGCCTATGAAGTCGCCGTGCAGGAGCGCTACCGCTTTTTCTCGTTTGGCGATGCTATGTTCATTGCACGCAAGAAATAAGAAGATGATTTCATAGTGCTCAAAACCCCGCTGTATAAGCCATACAGCGGGGTTTTCCTGTTTATTCAGCCATACAAAAATTTGTGTTCTATCCCGTTCATAAACCGAATTGATACGATTTTTGAGTCCAAAACAACAATTTTTGATATGACACTTTGCACAAATTCTTTAATAACCGCCTTGTCCATCGACTGTATGAATTTGGAATAGTTTACATACCTTCGGTCGTTAAGCTTGTTTGCCATGATGAAGTAGGTCGCCTGCTTCACAAAATCATCATCTGAGATATTCCGCTTGCTCTCCGACTTTTCGATTTCAGCCAGGCGCTTATCTATCCGTGCAAGATTGTCCTGGATCTCCTGACGTTGAATGATATATTCCTTGTCAGAAATTGCCTTTTCATCATCTTCATACAGATATAGCTGTTGCAGTCGTTGAAGAGCACGCTCAGCCTTTCGCTTGTCAGACAGCAGCAAATCCTTTTCATCAGTTGCAGGTTTCTTGGTTTCATTTGACTTCAAAAGTGAAGGTGTAAACTCAACATCAGTAAACTTCTGCCGAAGCAGATCGTAAAGTTCAAGCAGTCCCTTTTGCTCAATTCCTGTCACTCCTGCAAGAGCTTCACCGCGAAGCAGTTTACTCTCCAGTGTATCCACTGAAGTTGATTTGCCAAAGCTGTTCTGAACCTTAATTATATTAGCAACATAGTTTAACACAAAAGGTCCCAGGTATGCGTCTGATACAGAAGAATTATCACAGTCAGAGAAACGCCGTCGCCGAGCACACAGGTAAACAGACGGAACGTATCCATTGCTTCGCATCTTGTCGCTGGTACTCTGATAAGTAGAACCACAAACACCGCAGGAAATAAGTCCAGCGAATATGTGTACATTCTTTCTCATATATGATTTTCCCCTGTCCATCTCCCAGCCACCGCGTTTCTGAGATGCAAGTTTCTCAAGCACGCGATCCTGCCTTGCTTTGTCGATGATTGCAGGGTGGTGATTTGGGTAAATTACCCAGTCCTCCTGCTTACGTTCAAAAGTGGGAGTTTTGTTTGCTCCGTTGCTCTCGCATAGGCGATTGTAGCGATATGCCCCGGTGTAAAATATGTTGTGAAGAAGCCGGGAAACTGTAACAGGTGTCCAGGCAATGCCGGATTTTGTAGTTATCCCTTCACTGTTCAGCTCCCTCGCTATAGCCAGCAGAGATGGGCAGGTTTCATACATAGTGAACATGCGCTCCACAACAGCAGCTTCAACCGGGTTAATCGTAAACTCTTTCGTTGTTTTGTCGTAGTCGTAACCGTAAGGGACCTTTCCACCATTCCACTGCCCTTTGTTAGCTCTTGATATCATGACAGATGAAACACGCTCAGAGGTCATCTTACGCTCCAGCTCCGCAAAGACAAGAATGATCTTCAGCATAGCTTCACCCATCGGGGTGTCTGTCTGAAACTGTTCATTCTTGCTTACGAAAGTAACGCCCAGCTTCTTCAGCTCGTTGTACATCTCGGAGAAGTCAATCAGATTTCTGCTGATGCGGTCGATCTTCCATACAAGCAAGTGAGAGAACTCCCGGTCACGCAACCTTGACATCATCTGCTGATATGCTGGTCTTTCAGTACTTTTAGCCGAATATCCAGCATCTTCAAATACCTCATACTTATCAATGTTCAGCACGTATTTAGCGTAGTTTATGAGATCCTCACGCTGCATAGGAAGGCTGTCCTTTTCAACCTGATAAGTTGTCGATACTCTGACATACAGAGCAACCTTTCTGAGAATATTGTGATCCGACACGTTCTCACCTCCTGAGTAGTAGTGACTTTGGGATCACCCTATGCTCTGACGTTCTTCCGGATCGTCGAGCAATTTCTTCTCTGATGCTGTCATGTACTTTGACAGTATCAGCCAGATGACCTCAATGTCGTCCGTGGAAGCACGCTCCAGACACTCCATCACCAGTGTCTGTTTTTTGGACAGGCTGTCCTTTTCGATGTAAGAGTCAACAATACCAAGAAGATAGTCGGCTGAAACACCTAAAGCCCTGCACAGTTCGATCAGGATATCGGTTGTCGGAAGGGCAACAATGCCTCTGGTGTATCTGGAGATAGAAGCTTCAGTAGTATTTGCTATTCTAGCCAGATCAGCGCCGTTAAGCCCTTTCATGTCCATTAATTTCCTTAATCTTTCGCTAAACTCGTAATATGCCATGCTTTACTCACCTCAAAGAATATTATATCATAAAAAAAGCTTCATTTGGAAACTTTTTTTTGAAAAACGCTATTTTTTTCTGACTTTTTGCTTGACAATTGCACGCTTGTAAGCTATAATATCAGTATAAACACTTAAATTACAGACTAGGAAGGAGTGATCAGCTAATGAATACGCTTGCGCTTAAAGGAAAAAGAGTGTCCCAGGGAAAGACACAGGCATACATGGGTAAGGTGATAGGAGTTCATACTTCCACCTATTCTGACAAGGAAAGAGGAAATGTTGCTTTCACAGATGAAGAAATTGCAGCAGCTTCAAATGACCTCAACCTTACGTTCAGCGAACTGAACGACATTTTTTTTGACGGCAACTTACAGTGCTGTAATAACAAGTAGAAACGTCAAAGCAGTTGCTCTTTCTTGTAACCATTATACAGCAAAGGAAGTGATTTTGAAATGGGAAGCGGATATGAGTTCAGCAATGACAATGTCTACTTTCGCAGCAGAAAGACAGCCGCGAAATACAACGACAAGCTATACAGCCGTGAAGGTGCGGCAGAATTGCTCGGCATATCATCGTCAACCCTCTCAGACTATGAGCTGGGACTTACAAAGACGATCCCACCCGATATGGTGGTCAAGATGGCTGACCTCTATAACTCGCCGGAACTCTGCAACAGGTATTGCAACCGGGAATGCCCCATAGGCTCACGGCTCAACATCTCAGATGAAGTTCCGTCGCTTGACCGCGTGGTACTCAGACTGCTGAACGTGCTCGATGTCGAAAGCATAAACGACATCAAGAAAAAGCTGCTTGCCATTGCCGAAGATGGAAAGATAACTTCCGATGAGATAGGGATGATGGAGGACATAGAGAAAAGGCTCGGCAAAGTATCGAAAGCAATATCAGAACTCATGACGATATGCAAGAAAGCCAAAGGAGGGTTGGACAATGGATCGTGAAGCCATCATGGAAATGCTCAGAGAATATGGTGTCAACTCCGAAGCCGACCTCTACAAAGCGATAAAGCATGTCAAGCCGATAGATATCGGAGTGTTCGTCACTCCGGTAGAAGAAAGCAGAGAACCTCTCAGCATGAGAGATATTATAATAAGTAAGGAGAATGAAGATGAGCGAGAACTCGAATGTGCTTCTGTTTGACGAAGCAAAGCACACCTACTCCTTGAACGGATATGTTCTACCGTCCGTGACGCAGATCATGAAGCCGCTGTCCAGTGCTGAGTACAAGGGCGTTGACGAAGAGGTGCTCATGAGAGCAGCTGAACGCGGAACAGCGGTGCATGAAGCCATTGAGTACAAGATCAAGTATGACTTTGATGACTGCCCCGCTGAGTACGAAGAATACTACAAGGCTTTTCTGAAATTCGCGCAGGATTACAATCCGAAATGGATAAGCTCTGAAATGCGTACATATCACCGCCAGCTCATGTATGCCGGGACAGTAGACCTGATATGTGAGATCGGCGGCGAGAAAGTGCTTGTGGACTTCAAGACCTCATCAAAGATCAACCACATGCTGACCGGAGTACAGCTTGAAGCATATGCCCAGGCACTCAGCAGCTATGGTGTAGATGTAGATTACAAAGCTATATTGCACCTCAAGAAAGACGGCAAGTACAGTTTTGAGCGCTATGAAAAGAACGACAGCGAAAGCTGGAACTGTTTCGGCGCGCTCCTGACTGTTGAGCAATACATCAAGAAACATCAGTAAAACACAGGAGGACATCAAGATGGAAGAAAAAGTAGTAGCAGTAGTAGAGCAGAAGCCGGTTTCCCCCGCTCCTGCCGAAGAAGAAAAGGCGTTAAGCCAGTCGGTGTCAGAAGTCGAGCAGATGGCGTCTGCAATCATCATCAACTCAGAAGCCGATTACAAGAAAGCCGCAGAGTTCGGCAGAATGCTGAAACAGAGAAACGCACAGGTCACTGAGTTCTTTGCTCCCATGAAGAAAGCGGCTCACGAAGCGCACAAGAACATCTGCGACAGAGAAAAGGCAATGCTGGATCCTCTCAAAAAGGCAGAAGCAACCGTCAAAAGCATCATGGGAAACTGGGTGATGGAACAGGAACGTATCCGCCGCGCCGAGGAAGAGCGCCTCAGAAAGCAGGCGGAGGAAGAAGCTGCGCGGAAGCTTGAAGAAGCTATAAAGCTCGAAGAACAGGGCAAATCGAAGGAAGCGGAAGCTGCGGCTTCAACCGCGGCTGTCATTGACACAGTTGCCAAGAATATAGCTGTCGTAGCCGACAAGCCCAAGGCTGACGGCGTATCTACCACCACTGACTGGGAGATAACCAGCATAGACAGCAGCATAGTGCCCTGCACTATCGGCGGAATAAACATCAGACCTGTTGACGAAGCGGCAGTAAAGCGCCTGATCAAAGCGTCGAACGGAACCATTGAGATACCTGGCGTCAAGTTCAAGGCTGTAACCAGAATGACGTTCCGGAGGTGACAGTAATGGGAAATGACAACGAGATCATCAAGTACTCCACATCGCTTGGCGAGGTCGAGCTTTCCCCGGAAGTGGTTCAGAACTACCTTGTCAGAGGCGGGGCGCAGCTGACACCGCAGGAAATGAAACTCGGACTTGAACTCTGCAAGTTCCAGAAGCTGAACCCGTTCACCGGAGAGGTGTATTTCATCAAGTTCGGCAACGACTTCCAGCTGGTAGTCGGGTATGAAGCCTACAAGCGCCGTGCCGAAGAAAATCCCGAGTACCTGAACCGCAAGTCCGGAATAGTGGTTCTGCGCGGAAATGAGGTAGTCCAGAAAGAGGGCACCTGCCTTTACCCGTCAGAAGAACTTATCGGCGGCTGGTGCCGCGTGTACCGCATAAGGAATGGAGAGAAGTTTGAGATCTACAAGGAAGTAAGCCTTGCAGAGTACCAGAAGATGAAAGACGGGAGACCCTGCTCCAACTGGGCGACGAAGCCCTGCACCATGATTGAAAAAGTCGCGGTTTCCCAGGCGCTGAGAGCTGCGTTTCCGAAAGACTATGAAGGGCTGTATGTTCCTGAGGAATTCCACAGCACCACCGATGAACAGCAGCCGTTCGGCGCTGAAAGCGGAGTTGTGATTGAGCAGACAACCGAGTCTGACTTGATCACCGCAGAACAGCGTCAGCAGATGTTTGAATATGCTCATTCCGTTTTGGGTAAGGAAAAAGGAAATGACATGATCAAGTCTGTCATGACCGAGCACGGGGTCGAGTCAACAGCCAATATGCCGGTACAGGTCTTTGAAGAAGTAATGGACAGGCTTCGCGAAGAAAACTCTAAACAGTGAGGTTGACCCCATGTTGTATCATGCTTTGATATAGAAAGAAAGGAGGCAATAGTGTGGCTAGACCCCGTTCTGATAAGCTGTTCTATTTTCCGCTTGATGTGACCTTCTTTTCAGACAACAAGATCAAAGCCCTTCGTGTAAATAAAGGAGCTGGAGGCATAGTAGTATACATCTATTGCCTGTGCCAGATTTATGGTGACAGATACTATGCCCTTGTCGATGACAATTTCATTGACTGCGCTGTAGCCGATTTAGGAATTGATGCTGACGCCATAAAAGATATCCTTGATTTCTGCTGCCAAAGGGGATTGTTTGATAAAGGGCTGTATGAAAGTTCATCAATCCTGACCGGGAAATCAGTTCAGTTAAGGTTCCAGGAAGCCCACAAAGGGGCAAAGAGAAATTTCCTGGTTGATGATAAGATATGGCTTCTTTCCAGTAAAGAAACCTTAGATTTTATCAAAGGAGATTCCACTGAAACGTCGTCAGAAAAAAACGAAGTTTCCCACGAACCAGCAAAGCAAGCCAATAATCCGGAACCAGAAAAAATAATGCGTGACTCTCTGGTTAGGAAGTATGGTGAAAAAGAAATCCTGAGGCGTGAACAGAAATACAGAGGCTGGCAGAAGAAGAACGGTATATCCGGTGATATATCGTACTCTGCAATAGCCAAGTTCCTGGTTGATGACAAAACGCCGGAAGTCAGCAGCAACAGCAGCATAAATTCTGATGAAGTGATGGAAGAACTCAGGAAACAGTACTCAGACGAAGGTGGCAGCTTATGATAATAAAGTTCACAGTCCCAGGCGAACCCTGCGGGAAAGGCAGACCGCGCTTTTCACGGCATGGCAATACAGTAGTCACCATGACACCGACCAGGACAGCGGAATATGAAAAGCTTGTGAAGCTCTCATACATATCCGGAACGAAGCGCTATTGCTTTCCTAAGGGCGTTCCCCTGCGAATAAAAATCACGGCACACTATCTTATACCCCAAAGCGCAACAAAGGCAAACAAGGCGCTCATGGAAGCAAATAAGATGAAGCCTGTAAAAGTCCCGGACTGGGACAACATCGGAAAGATCATCTGTGACAGCCTCAACGGACTTGCGTATCACGATGACGCGCAGGTCGTTGAGGGCACAGTGATCAAACGTTACGCCAGCGGCACAGAGCCTATGGTAGAAGTGGAAATATCGGAGGTATCAGATGATTGACCCGAACGAAGAAAAGCGAAAGTTTCTTGAAATGTACAGCCAGATCAAAAGGGACGGCTCAGCAGAAATGATGAAATGGCTTGAAAAGAGCGATTTCTTCACTGCGCCTGCGTCAACGCGCTTTCACGGAAGCTGTCCCGGAGGACTTGTAGCACACAGCAACAATGTGTGCAGACGGCTCATGGCGGAGATGGCTAAGCTCTCAGACAACATCGAAAGCATTGTACTTGTATCGCTTCTGCATGATGTATGCAAGGCGAATTTCTACAAGGCAGGAACCAGGAATGTCAAGAACCCCGAAACCGGGATATGGGAAGCTGTTCCCTCTTACTCAATAGAGGACAAGTTCCCGATGGGACACGGCGAGAAATCCGTGTTCATCATCAACCAGTTCATGAAACTCACTGTTGAAGAAGCCCTGGCGATCAGGTGGCACATGGGTGGTTTTGACGAAGCGGTGAAAGGCGGCAGCTATTCCATGGGGAATGCCTATGAAATGTACCCGCTGGCGCTGCTCCTCCATGTGGCAGACATGAAAGCAACCTACCTTGACGAGAAAGAGGTGAAGTAAATGAACACAGTAACCTATGTAGGGAACATAAGCTCTGACCTTGAACTGAAAAGCACACAGTCCGGTAAGTCAGTGCTCAGCTTTTCGGTAGCCGTTCGACGTCCGTATGCAAAGGACACGACGGACTTCTTCCGCTGCACGGCATGGCAGCAGACAGCCGAACTCATTGCAAAGCACTTTGAAAAGGGCGACTACATCGCAGTCAGCGGCTACAACACGACAAGAACCTACGAAAAGGAAATCAGCGGTCAGACCGTCAAGATAACTGCTGTAGAACTTCAGGTTGACAGAATAAGCTTCTGCGGATCCAGAAAAAGCAGTCAACCAAGCCAACCCCAGCAGAGCACTCAATCCAATACTCAACCGCAGAATCCCTATGGATCCTACCAGCAGCACCCCACAACTGGTTCTTTTGAACCTCCTGCCGTTACCGATGACGATTACCCGTTCTGA